AGGGCTATAGCAAAAGCAAGGATTACAAAATACCGCTGGGATGCGGTCGGAGACCGACTAACCTGTCCTTACTGCCGAGCTATGGACGGAAGAATTTTTGAGACAGGGGATGCTATCCGGACCTTAGAGCTTATAGAATCTGACCCAGCATCTTTGCCAGAGGTAAAACCCTTCCTGACAAGCTTTCCTTTGAATAAGCTAAAGAGCTTGCCAAGCTCTCAGATGCCGTCAAGGATGCCGCCAGCCCACACGCATTGCCGTTGTCGCATCGTCTCTTACATTGAAGAAATTGAAGAGCCCTACCCGGTGCTCGTAGAGCCAGCAGTCCAGCCTAAATCTCTGGAGCAAACTGCAATTTTGCAGGAACTAACAACCGAGCTAAAAGCTTTACGACCTGAAGAACTAACAGCAAGAATTAAAGCCCATCTTGGGAGCGACTGGAGACGCAACCCCGACGGCTCTTTTGACCTTCAGGCAACCAGACTTAAAGCCGAGTATGAAAAACACGCCAAAGATCTAAATGTCCAATCTCTCAAAGAATACGAACGACTAAGCTATGAGGTAATAAAGAACCCCGAGCATGTCTTCATCCAACGGACTTTTAACCCTCAGAACAAAAAATATGAAACGAACTACATCTTTGTTAGGAACGGCGTTTATGTAATCTCAAACGACGAAGCCCTTGCCATCCAAACCTGCTCACGTCTAAAAGAAGATATAGAAAGTTGGCTTTCCGAGCTTTCCGAGCATTCTCAATCAGCCATCGTCAAGCTCTTAGGAGGAAGGACCACTTCAGCTCCACCCCGTAGGCTTGAAGGACTAATTGACAAATATGATTTTCGTAGTATTCAAGATGTAGAAAGAATGCTAATAGATTTTACGAAAGAACGCCAAGACTTTTTACACTATATAATCAAAGACTTGAAGCTTATGAAAAATGTGAATTTTAAGATGGCAGTTGCGGGCGACGACGGCAAAAACGCGACGTTTCTTGTTAATCAAAGATATGAAAAAGCATTAATATCTGCCCTCCAAAGCTTTAAAAACAAGGTTCCCTTATCTAAAGAGGACGAAGAAATTCTCCACGACCTTTGGCATGAACTTATTCATCTACGAACCAAAGATATATTCAAATTCTATGGTCGGCTTGGGGGAACTGGTAGTTATCTGCTGGAGACAATAACTGAATTTATAGCTCGGCATACTTATGATAAGTTTTTTGAAATGCTAAGACCTGGAACTAAGCCTAAATACAAGAGTGAAATAATAAAAGAAGCTTTAGGCTATCGACGTTTTGTTCAAAGATTTAGGTATGTTTTGCAAAAATTCAATATTAACGAAAAAGATGCGGTAAAAAAGCTTGAAAACATTTTATTTGAAGATGGTCAGAATATAGTAAGCAGGCTTAAAGACTGGTTAGGGACAAAAGTTGAACTATCAGAAAATGACAGATATATAATTTTATATGACATAGTTGATTTGAGAAAAAGCGATGAAGAATTTCAAAAAGAGGTGGATGAATATTATGAAATCGTTAAAAAACGAAAAAAACGAGACAATCCCAGATGAAATAGAGACGATTTACGATCATTCGCTAACGGAAGAAGAAAGACGGCAATGGTTTGGACTTGAAATTTTTTACCCCAAAACCAAAGAAGAATACCTCCAAAAACTTCGTGAAAGATATAAAAACCCAAAAAGCATGCTCAGTCACATTTGGGAAGATTTATTTATATTATACTTTAAACGAGGAGATTGGGCTAAGGCTAAAGAGTATTTAACAAGGATAGAAGATAAAAGACTGCGTTGGCTAATTGTGTTCACGATCACGGGTGCAGATGTTATAACAGACCCAGAGTGGACAGAGAAAGCTCGTAACTATTTTCAAGATGTTTGCGAAGTCTGGAGAATCTTTTAACCTTCCCCTTTTCTTTTAACTCTTTTTCACTTTGTGCAATCTTTGCTTGAATTTTTTCTCTCCCCTTGTCATCTTATAGCCTAAGATGATTACGCTTGAGGAACGCTTAAACCTCGCAGACTTTGCCGACAAAGACTGTTGCGTAGAGTTCAATGTTATAGCCTTATCCTCAACATGCGTTGACCGCTCATACGGCAAACTCTGTTTCCCTGAAGAAGTGCTTAAAGCAAAAGCCCAAACCCTCGTAGAAAAGCCCGTCCTCCTTGATCACAAGTGGGAAGTTGAGAATATGGTCGGAGTAGTGATTAAAGCATGGTATGAGGACGGAAAAGTCTATGCACGGCTACGCATTCCCAAGCAAGGAAATGAAAGACTTATTGCCCTTCTTCAGATGTCTCCAAGCCCGGTGAAAAGTGTATCCGCTGGACTTATTGTCAGGACTGAAAAGCTTGAAGACAAATATATCGTTCAAGATCTTGAGTTCAAAGAGATAAGCTTTGTTTTCGAAGGTGCAGATAAAAATGCAAGGGTGCTAAACTCGCATAAAGATTGCGGATGTCAGAAAGAAGCCCTCGGCGTGTCAAACTGGTGGGATGACCCAGAGCTAAGGGAGAAGGCTCCTAAAGACTACTTCCTTGACCCAGAGAATAGACGCTATCCCTACCGCACATGGGAGGGAGAGATCTCCTGCGAGAGGCTAAAAGCAGCGATGAGCCTTGCCGGGCTTCATGGGCATCATCGCATCTACGCCAGAGCTAAAACCCTATACGAAAACCACTGTAAAAAGGAGGGATAAGCCATGGGTAAAGGCAGGAAACCTAAAGCCCCAAAACCTAAACCAACTTGCTAAAAACAAAATTAAATTCAAAGGAGGTGCGATCGATGCTTGAAAACCTTGAAGCTATGACCAAAGAGGAGCTTATCTCAGCAGTTGAAGCTTTGCAGACAAAACTCTCAGCCCTTGAGAAAGAGAACTTAGCCTTAAAGGAACTTGCGGAGATAGGGCAAAAGTATATTGAGCATCTGAGACGGGAAGCGGTAAGGCTTGTCAAGCTCGTTGACGGAGAAAAAAGCCCGCTCCTTAAGCTCATCGAGAAAGCGGATGTGGAGACCCTAAAGGAGCTTGTTGACGAATACGCCGAGAAAGCCAAAGAGTTGTATAAGCCATCCAGCCAAAGAACCCAACTTGAATTTGAAAAATCTATTGAAGAAATGAGCTATGCGGAGCTAAAAAAACTTGCTGAAAAATTAGCTAAGGAGGTGTAAAACATGCCTGTAACCGGAACTGCTTTGCCAGAACTATTCCCGCAGTATTACGAAAGGAAGCTCCTTGCCTATGTAAAAGAAAACCTCGTAGCAAACCGCTACGGGCAAAAGTTTAGTCTCCCTCGCAATTCAGGTAGGACTGCGGTCTTTACCGCCTTTGAGCCCCTACCCGTAAACACAACCCCGATCACCTTCCAGCCGACCCCAAGCACTGGGGCAAGCTTAGCCACAAGGCAGGTCTCCGTCACCGTAGAAGAATACGCAAACTATATCGACCTTGATGACTTTACTGACATCACAAGCTTTGTGCCCCTCATGGATAGAGCAGTAGACCTTCTTGCCTATAACGCCCAACAAACCCTCGATAGGATCGCCATGAACGAGCTAACATCCGGCACGAACGTTATTTACGCTGGAGATGCGGGATCAAGGGATGCTTTGGATGGGACAAAAAAGCTTACCAAAACCGAGATCAGAAAAGCGGTCATCCAGCTTGAGAGGGCAAATATTCCAAAGTTCCCCGACGGCTCCTATGTCTGCATCCTGCACCCAGACAAGCTCCTTGACCTCTTTACCGATAGCGAGCTCATAACTCTTTCCATGACCAGAAAAGACCCCATCGCAACCGGCTACATCGGAGAATTCTTCGGAGTGAAGTTCGTCTCCACAACCGCCATCCCTATCCTTAAAAATACTACCAATCAAGATATCTACCTAACCCTTGTGCTTGGAGACAATGCCTACGGGGTGGTTGACATCGACGGGAACACCTTGCAGACCGTATACACCAACATGGATAAGCTCGGAAGGGTTAAGACCGTAGGCTGGAGAGCCTTCTACGCAGTAAAAAGACTTTATGAGCCAGCAATCGTTCGCATCGAAAGCAACTAAGGAGGTTTGCGATGAAAGTTCTAATCAAAGAAAAAGCAAAAATCTGGATAAACGGCGTAGAGTTTAGCTTTGAGGCTGGAGTTCAGGATGTGGACGATGACAAGGCAAGGATTCTGATTGAAGCAGGCTATGCTGAGAAGGTAGAGGAGCCTGAGAAGTCTAAGAAAGGGAAGGCTGAGCAGTGATAACCCCAGACGAGCTCAGAGAGTTTTTAAACGACAACGAGATGCCTGATGCAATTTTGCAAAATTGCATTGAGCTCGCGATAAACAGGGCTAAAAGATTGCTTGGGGTGGAAAACTTGCCTAACACTCCAGAGGTAAAGAAGGCTTTAATTCTGCTTGCGGCGAGCGAGCTTGCCTCAAGTGTGAACCTCTACTGGAGGCGGGCGGAAGACTATCAGACTATGAATGTTAAGAACCTCATAGCTGAAGCCGAACGCCTGCTCAAGCTATCCCCGAAGGGAGGAGCATTCGTATGGGCGTAGAAGTGACCGGAACAGAAGAGCTAAAAAGGTTTTTTGATGAATTGCCGGGTAAGATCATGCAAGCCTGTAAGCTTGCCCTCACAAGGGGAGCCGAAAAGATTCAGGCGGATCTTTCAACGATTTTCAAAACGGAAGGTAGGTCTCATGGTGTGGATTGGAAAGAGCTAAACCCCCGTTATCTTGCCTATAAGGTCAAGAAAGGCTTTTCCGAAAAGAAGCTACACCGAACAACCACCCTTGCCCAAAGCTTTACTTATAAAGTTCAAGACTGGAAAGCAACAATCGGAACACCCGTCCCTTACGCCCCTTACCATGAAACAGGCACAAAGCGTGGCATCCCTCCACGCCCCTTTATGCAGCCCGTCGTGGAAAAATTTTTGCAGGAAAATCACTTTACCAAAATCTTCCAAAGGAGCCTAAAAGAGGTGCTGTAGGATGCTTACCGAGCTTGACGCTCAGATTGGAAACGCCCTGCAATCGCTCGGGCTACCAGTGCTCTCTAAGGTGGATAAGCCAACCGAGCTTTTTATCAAGCCTAAAACCACACCTTGCGTTTGGTATATCATAGAGAAAGTAAGGTTTGAACCGCTTGCGAGCCTTGCCTTCTCGGTTGACTTCGAGGTCTCCGTCTTTCTTTTCTACAGGAGCCTACGAGAAAAAGGGCAAGGGGCTTATGAACTTTTAGAAAAAATTCTAAGCACCCTAAGCCTTAAGACCCAGTTTAACCTTGTCCCTCAAGGGATAGAGCTTTACTACCACGAGAGCGGAGAGTTTGCCTTTCTACTGAGCTTTAAAGGAAACGCCAGGTTTGTCGTCCCGCAGGAAGAAGAACCATTAACTAAACGCATAACCGTATATTATGTCACCCCGAGCGCAAGCGAGGGGTCAAAAGAAGAACTTGTGTCGGAGGTGTTTAAATGAGGTATAAAGTAAAACTAACCTACCCGACGATCCTCATGATCGGGCAAGAAGAGTATCGGCTCTTCCCGGGTCAGGAGGTGGAACTTCCTGAAAACGCCGAAGTGGTTAAGACTTATGAAGGGCTTGGCTACCTTGAGCCTTTACCAGAAGTAAAACAGAAAACCACCAAGAAGGAGGTAAGCGATGACAGCTAACTACCTTCACGGCGTTGAAACCATAGAAATAGTTAAAGGACCGATCCCAGTTCGAGAAGTAAAATCTGCGGTCATCTTTCTGGTTGGGACTGCCCCCGTGCATCTAACTAAGCCCGCTGATGTTTCAGAAACAGACTGGTATGCCCAGACGATTAACAACCCCGTTTTAGTCCTAAGGCGTGAAGACGGCATAACCTATTTTGGCGATGCCACACCGGGCTACACCATCCCTTATGCCCTTGACGCAATCTTTGACCATGGGGGCTCAACAATTATCGTCGTTAATGTCTTTGACCCAAGAGTGCATAAAGATGCAAGCGGGAAGCCTGACCCCTCAGCGGTCACCCAAGCTGATATCATCGGCACTTATGATGCTACAACAGGGAAGAGGACAGGATTAAAGATAATTGACGAGCTATACAGCCGTTTTGGCTTCACTGCAAAGCTAATACTCTGCCCGGTATATTGCGAGTCGCCGGGTGTTATGGCAGAGATGATAGCCCTCTGCGAAACACACAGGGCTTTAGCCCTAATTGACGCCCCGGCAGGCTTGACAGTCCAGCAAGTCATCAATGCTCGTGGGGCTGGTGGTCAGCTCAACACTTCGGCTTACAGGGCAGTTATTTGCTACCCTCACCTTAAAGTCTACGACACCGCAACCAACACCGAACGCCTTGAACCTTTTAGCCAAAGGCTTGCGGGAGTTATAGCTAAAGTAGACCACGAAGAGGGCTACTGGTATTCCCCATCCAACCATGAAATACTCGGCATCATCGGGGTAGAGCGCCCCATCACCTGCGCCATAAACGACCCAAACACTGAAGCCAACATCTTAAACGAAAACGGAATAGTCACAGTCTTTAACAGCTTTGGGACAGGCTACCGAGTTTGGGGCAACCGCTCCGCCGCTTGGCCAACCAAGTCCGACCCCAAAAACTTCATCTCCGTCCGGAGGACTGCAGACATCATCGCCGAGTCTATTGAGTATGCGACCTTGCAATTTTTAGACAAGCCTATAACAGTTGCTATAGATGGTGTGCTTAGCATGGTCAACGCCTTTATTCGAACCCTTATCGGCAGAGGTGCCCTCGTTGACGGAAAATGCTACTTCCTAAAGGACAAAAACCCCGAAACCGAGCTTGCAAATGGCCACCTCACTTTCACTTACGAAATCATGCCACCAACCCCAGCGGAACGCATAACATTTGAACAGGTAATAAACATCGAACTCCTCAAAAAACTAATAGGAGGTTAGAGATATGCCTGTCGAAATCAGCAAGGTTTTTAACGCCAGAGTTTACATAGACGGCACGGACTTCATAGCCAAAGCCGAAGAAGTAGACCTTCCAAAGGTCAAGTTCAAGTTTGCCGATGCTAAAGCTCTCGGGCTTTACGGAGAGATGGAGCTCCCAAGCGGGCTTGATAAGCTTGAAGCAAAGATCAAGTTTAACAGCATCTACAGCGATTTTATCGCTCTCGCCTCAAACCCATTCGTTCTGAGAACTATCATCATTCGTGCCTCAAAACAAGACTGGGACCAAAGAGGAGTAGCCCGGGAAGTCCCCATTAAAGCTGAGATGCGGGGCTTTTTCAAAGAGTTCGACAGCGGAAAGTTTAAAGCCAGAGACGCCGCCGAAGCCGAAGCCACCATCTCCGTCCTATACTACAAGCTTGAGGTTGACGGCAAGGATGTTGTTGAGGTGGATGTGATGAACAATATCTACAAAGTAGAAGGACAAGACATTCTGCAAGCCTACAAAGCTAACATCGGAGGTTAAACATGCATGAGAAAGACAAAGCATTCCTAAAAGAGTTCATCCTCCCAAGCGGCAAAATCGCCCGTATTAAAGAAGGCAAAGGCAAAGACTTGTTCTGGGCTCTATCAAACTCAACCGGGCAAAACGATATTATAAAACTTTTGATAGTTAGGCTTACAGAACTTGACGGAAAACCCATTACCGAAGACGACCTTGAAGACCTCCCCCTTGCTGATGTCATGGCTCTTATGCGAGAATTTTCAGAGGTCTATTCCCCTTTCCCAGCGGAGAAGCAATCTTAGCCATGATTAAACACGGCTTTTCTTATACCGACTTAGCTAACATGCCTTATACCGAGCTAAAATTCTGGATAAAGAAACTTTCTGAATTCTACGAAGAGCAGGCTAACCTTTTGGAATATGCTTGAGCCTTTCTTCAAGGAGCTTTTTGAGCCTTCGCCTTTCCTTCCAACGGGCAATATAAAAGCTTATGAGCGGGATAAAAATTCTTCCAGCAAGCCACACGATGAACACCACAAAACCAATGGGAAGCAGTAAAAGAAAAAGCCACCAGAGGTAGTAGGCTATTAATATGTATAAAACAGCTATTAAAATCGGAGGCATGCTTAGAGTATAGACATGGATTTCTCGATTGCAATAGGCTTACAGCTGATAGATAATTTTTCCCGACAACTTTTTGACCTGAAAGAGGGAGTCTCCCGTTTCAACCAAGAACTAAACCAGACCCAGAGTAAACTTCAGTCCTTCAGAGAAACCCTTAAAAAAGCCTTTGACCC